TTGTTTCTTAGGAACGCCGCAGAATTAACCATTGATGCGCTATTTTGAATGATCTTATTGCCATAAGGGACAACATTGCCCAAGTCTCTATAGTTATTTGCACCAAATGCCAATCCCACAAAGTTAGGTGCATTGTTACAAATACTCTTATAGTGACCTCTAATGTCTCCTAAATTAATAGAAGTAATTTCACCATTGAATGGATTATGATCTAAGTTAGTCGGGATTTGATAATATGCAACTTTGCTAGGTTGATCACTAAACAGCATTACAACAATTTTTGACTCTAATACAGGAGTAGTTGATAGGGTAATTTCAGTACCATAACTTGTTAACGCAATAGTATAGTCAGTATTAGCTAATCGGGAATTGTTAACATAAACAACACTGACTGGCCATGGTGTAGTTGTTTGATCTTTTACAGGAACATCACATTTAAATACTGGATCCAAAGGTGTTCCGGTATATGTATATTCAAAAATTTGATATTGAAAACTTTCAGCCGGCGCTGTTTGCCAACCAATTGCTCTAGTATAGTCAGTTTGAGTAGTGTAGTTGTATACGTATCCGTCACTTACTGACTTAGAAGTAGATACACTATTAGATAGATAATTAAATGTTTGACTATTTAAAGTTACATCAAATGTAATATCACCTAAATTATTCAACGAACTATATTTGATTGGAAAACCTAGTATTGGGTCATCTGTCCCCGAACCAATCGCATATTCTATTAAAGTACAACCCGTGAAGTCATTACTAGGATAAAAATCATTATCACTAAAACTCACACCATTATTATCAAATACATCAAATTTTGGCGGTTGATTTAATCTAGTTTTTGTCTGGGCTTCTATCCAATTGATAGCGTCAAACCAATAAGTTTTACCTGCATAAGTTTCACCTAATACTATTACTGTTTGATCATTATATGTGATATCTCCGTCTGGGATCACGGTTAGATTAATAACAGGGTCGGTAGACTCAGATTTTTCTTCAAAGTTTACAAGCCAAATTTTATTGCGTACTTGCAAGTCAGTGTCACCGGCAAATATTATAGTGCATCCATCAAACAAATATGAACTACCCCCATCCGGGCTAAAAGAAGTTTGTCCTGCAACTTGAGTAAATGCATCAGTTGCCGTAAAATTAATAAAGTCAGTATTTGTTTTACTTGTATTACCTGCATTGAATAATTTTATATTAGGATAAAATTCTAAAATAGGTCTTTTGGCTCTACTATCAGGGTTACCTAATGCTTTTAACGCAATAGGACTACTATTACTAGCAGCAATAGTTGTATTCAATACGTCAATATGAAACCAGCGATTACTGCGACTCCATCCATTTTTGTCTCTGCTTAATCTTGAAATAGTTAGATAATCTTGATCTGCAGGATAAGACAATGTTTCTTCATACTTATAAGAATCATATTCAGTATCGTCATACGGAGTAGTTAGTATTTGACTATAAGTTTCTGGTATTTCAAAATCAGTTACGGGTAACAACTGTATGCCGGTACCCACACCTTCAACGTAATATTGAGTAGCACCATATTCAATTGGGTATATATTTCCTAAAAATTGTACCTTTAAACCATTCGTAAACTTTACATTATTAGGACTAGTATAAGTTTTTTTATCTAAAATATCGTTAACATTAATTAATCCATTGTCTACTGAGTCTACTAATTTTATAGTACCAATCTTTTCAGGATTTACACCGTCTTGATAATACAAAGTATCTAATGCGGCAGTAAGATGAGGTATTAGTTCTATCGCCCCTAAACTATTTTTAACAAAATTTCTACTAATATACTTTGATCCGTAACGTATACTAAGTTTAGTATTGTCCGGCAATAATCCAACTTCAGACAAACTAATTACATTATCACCATTAGATGTTGGTATGAAGTTGATTTTATAATAGTGTTTATTAATCTCAGTTGCTTTACTTACCTCAAATAGACCTTGATTCACTGTACCTGTCATTGACCCTGACGCAGTAGTTAATGTTGGTGTAGTTAATGTATCTCCTGCAGGTTCTTCGCTAATTGTAAACTCTGTACTACTTGAAATTGTTTTAATATAATATGTCTGATTGGCTGTTATACCACCAAAAGTAACACCTGAAAAATATATAGCTTGATTAACTACAAATTTAGATGTGCTACTACAAGTAATAAAGTTAGTTGTATCATCAGTACTAGTTACAATAACGTTTACTGGTGTTACAAAACTAGATGAATTATCATATGCTCCATCAAAAAATTGACTTATGTAACCGTTTACTCCTGGATTGGTACCATAGAATAAAAGTGTTTTATCTTTTAGATTGAATACGTCATCAATAGACCCAACGTTACTAACTAGTTTACCATTGATATCATCCCATGATCTTTCTGTAGCTATATCAATAGGAAAATCTCCAGGTAGTATATAATCATTCTGAGCATTAGCATTTGGTACAGTAAATGTCACAGTACCAAATGATTGTCCATTGTTCTCAACCCCATATACGTCACGTGTACTAATATTAGGTTTTGCAACCATGGTCCCTGATATACCGGGCTCAGTTTGAATCCAAAAATCAGAATTCTGATCTACTGCAAAAGTATAAGTGCCCCCTCTAACTAAGGTTAGTATAGGATTAGTTTCTGGTGTAGTATCAAATGTTGTACTAAATTTAAAACCAGTTAATTCATTATCAACTATGTAATCTAAACTTTTAAACAACGTGGTATTAGTAATCACTACACTATCTGGCCCAATTGGCAACCAATAGTATTGACTAAAGTTTATAACTTTGTCAAGGTCTACAAAACTATCCCATGAATAAAATTGATTGCTAAACAAACTTGTATTGTTATCAGTAATACTTCCTTGTAATTTCAAACTGTCTAGAATACCAGGATAAGTTATCAAATCTACCGCAATCTTAGTATCTTTCTTTTTAAATACAACACTAGGTTCAAGTTGATAATCAGTGCGTATCTTATTAGGTTCTACTAGATACTTGTCATTAACTCCTATACCATAACCAAATTTACTTCCAATATAACCTTGAATTCTTCTAAAATCAGGTTGTTGGGTTATTTGGTCTAATGTAGCTGCTAAGAACTGTTCATTAGTTTTTGTTTTAAAAATTTCTGGTAAGAAATCAATTGTTCTAACTTTTGTTACCATTATTATTACCTATGTTATGCGGTTGGAGTTAATTCACTTGGGGTTAGTGCTGAAATCACTGATATATCAGAAGATTGTGCGGCACTAGTAAAAATTTCATAAGGAGCACTATGTATCTCATACAACTCACCAAAACTTAACGTTGGGTCAGTTGGTACTAAAACTACAGAGTTAACCAAGTCTCCTATTGAAGAATGCAAATATGCACTTAATTCGCTGAAATAAAAGGTGTCACCAAAATCCCAGTTATCAATATTGAAATAAGAATTGATTTCAGTTAATACTGCGGTTATAATTTCGCTGTCACTTGCTGTTGTGGTAGTAGATTTTATTACTTTAATCGTAGCACGTAGTTGTGGTGCAGCCTTACTTCCAAACAAAGGCTTAAATCTAGCACTATTGATAATCACGCTATCAGTTAACATTTTGTATTCATTAATGTTACTATAAGTTTGTGTCAACTCATTAATGGTAGGTCTTGCAGGTTCAGTGATACTACCGGTAGTATCTTGTATCCAATTTGTATATTGTGTATAATAACTTTGCGTAAGAACATACAAATCAATAATATTTGATGTTGCAGGATCGATACGAGTAGTTTCACCGGAAATATGTTTATATTGGAAGTATAAACCTTGTCTACCTGTCTTAACTAGAAAATCAGTTTGTAACTCTAAATTTACAATATTTGCACTAGTAGTATCGTTTACTGATTTGTAAAACTTACTTTCTAATACTGCATAGTATATTTGTCCAACTGGATATTCATATTTAATTATTGCGATATCAGCTTGTGTCCCGTATCCATATACTACGTCAGTACTCGGAATCATCTCATATCTTGCTAACAAATTAGCATCAACTAATCTTTGAAAGAATACAAAATTTTTAGTATTCCTAGTTCCTGGAATATAACCAGTAAAGTCAATAAAGAAATCTGGGTTTTTAAAACTACCAGCTGTTGTTAAATCAGCAGTGCTAACTTCAATACTAAAGTCATCTACATAACCATCAGACTCAACAGTTTGACCTATTACGTTTAACTTTGCATCTCTAGGGAAAGGATAATTGAAGTTTGGTTGCGTGTTGACTTTCAATAAATTTACAAAATCTTGTAATAGTTTACCAGTAGAAGGATCATATATTACTTTGTCTCTATCAAATGTAAATCTAACTTCACTGACACTACCAAAATAATATGCTACATTACGCCACACTACTAAATATCTACCAAAACTTATGCTTTGAAAACGTACAAAATAATTTGTATCACCGTATGTGCTAGTAGACCAACGTTCTTGATTTGCTAACAAACTATTATCATATACTAAACTGAAGTTTTGATTCAGTCTCATTTTAGTAGTACATTCAGACAATAAGGTAGCACCAAATATATTTGTAAAGCTAGGGATAATCACACTTAATATTGCACCATCTGGAACACTGTTTGTTAATGTTACAGGTCCAACACCGTTGTTTAAGTTTCCTTGTCCCGCATTATATCCGTCATTCACAACACCAGCACAGCTTGTCCATATAGAAGTTTGATCGCTTGGTAACGGTAAGCCAGCAATTAATCTATTATCCGGTCCAAAGTAATAACCACTCGGGGCAACAAAGCCTAACAATGCACCTTCTGTTATGTACTTTACATTTCCAGAAGAATAAATGCCAACTGATATTGGTATAGAATTTTGATAGAAATAACCAGTAGACTCACCTGAATTATTACTTGTTTGATTCCAATATACATTGCTACCCATAGTTTCAGGATTTACTAGATATCTAGTATATGCTTGAGTATAGTATTGGTATGCACGTTCACCACCTAATTCGTTAGGTAAATATGATGTTAAGAAACTAGTGATATCATTAACTGTACTGACAGCCAATAAAGTAAACCCGTCATTAAGGTCTTCGTATAAACCACCGTCATCAGCAAAATCATTAGTGCTAGAATATTTGGCACTTGGGTCTAACAAATCAAAATTGCGACTTACACCAATGCTACTGCGATTGATTGCTTTACTTTTAATAATTGAACTATACAGTGTATAAGGAAAATTGTTATAATCTTCACCATTAACCATACGATTTTGTGTATAGAAACGTTGAGGTGCTCTTAATTTAATATCAGCTAATGTTTCACGTGCTTGCGCTGTACTTATAGGAAGTTGTAAGTCTAGAGTTATAGTTAATGTTTCGTTACGACCATTACGGCTAACATAAGGTATGTTTACTGTTATTGATTGGAACTCGCTAGGATCAATTACATATGTTAATCCATTGCCTGCACGTACATATGCAACAAAGCTACCTACTGGTACTGCACTAAATACCCCGTCTCCAAATACATAAGTTACTTGGTCATTGGTTCTACTATTAACTGAATATACCTTTTTAGTACTTGATAGTTTTTGCAATGATGCATTTGCATATACACTTTCAACTTGAGTCCACTCAGTAAATGTATCAGTGTTTGCATTTACTTCATATAACCATGTATCTGAATTATTAATACCAAGAATATCAATGTCTACTGTTTGATTACTAATTTGTTCTAATACTGTAAAGTTGTATGTTTGTAATGTACCTTGTTTAAAGTACATAAAGAATCCTGTATTTGGGCTACCGTATCCCAATTTGTCATTTCTATACACTATATTAAAGTTTGTACTATTACCCGGCGGTATTTCGTATACATCATCACTGTCTACGCTGGTAACACTAACACCCTCAAAGTTCATAGATATTCCATCAACTGTAGAACTAAACGGGATAATAGGAGTAGTACCATTAGCCAATACAATACTGTATTCGTCTGTTTTTATGTCTAATAAAGTTTGACTATTGCCTGGTTTTCCTACTCGTTGCGTATCAATCAATGCCGCATTAATAATAGAATTAAATTGTTCTTGCCAGTTTGGATTTGCCGGGTCATTCCATAATATAGTCAAGTTACTTAAGTTTAAGTTATTGATATCACGTACTTGTTCGCTAGTAGAAATTGAGGTTATCTTAGCAAATCCTTGCCCTGCAATGTTTCTTTTTGGAGTATAGCTAACTAGGTTAGCAAGTTTAATAACGCTGTCTCTACGTTCAGCAGTATCAATAAAGTTTTCACGGGTGTTAAGGTCGCTACGGAATGATAACGCTTGACCCATATAGGCCATAACGTCTAATAATGCTACGTATTCACTACTTTCTACATAGTCATTAAATGTTTCAGGGTAATATGTTCGTAAGTAATCTACAAAAGTTTTACGAATAGTTTCGTAATCATAGCTTTGGAAATCCGCTTGGCTATAATTTTTATAGATTGCTTTCCAATCATTTACACCAAAAATACTTGATTGTCTTGAACTTGTGGCCATACTGTAATCTCTTTTAAGTATTTATCATACATAAAAACAGTGGTTTTGTTAGACAGAGAATGCTCTACTAGCGTTTTGATCAAATAGAATTGCTAACTGTTGCACGTTATTAAATGGAGAAATTGCAAATTCTACTTCAATTAATATACCGTTTTCTTCTGGATAAGATACGACACTGTTTAGATTAAGTCTAGGATCTAATGCCGCTATTCGTCTTATTTCTGCTTCCAATTGTATTTGAACATCAAATGTATTTGGCTCAAAGATAAAACTCCACAATGATGTTCCATAGTCAGGTCTGCCCGGCTTTTGACCCTGCGGGATATTTAATGCATTCAACAAATCCTGTACTACTAATTCTTCATCTACTGTTCTAAACTTTTTGTTATAACGAATAGGATTAGTTATAGATCCGGCGCCGCCGTCTACTCCGGAGTTTACTTGAGTTTTTCTTACCGCATCTACTGCTTGTGTACTGAATCCAATGAATGTTGGCATATGTAATCCTATTATAATATTTATGCAGACGTTCCAGTGGCTAACCCTGCTATTTGTGTTCTAAGTTGTTCAATTTTTTGTAAGCACTCTTTATACGGTGCTTCAGCAGATTGTGCCTCGCTAGAATTAGAACCATATTTTTCTACAGCATCAAGGTATTTTTTACGCAAGTCCCATTGTAAATCTTCTTGGGTAGTCAAGTCACCTTTTAATGTATCATACTGTTTAATCATTCCCGGATCATTTGCAGTTTTAGGAATGTTCAGTGCTCCAAAGTTTAAAGGGGGTATTTTTGGATCGCCTAATAATGTTTTACTTTGACCAAGAATTGATTGAAAGTTGAAACTATCTTTAGCAACAGTAGGGGCTTTAACACTGACTGAACCACCGGACCCTAAACTTGCTAATGCTCCTTGCAAGTCTGCGGCAGCACCCCCTGGTAGTCCACCAGTTGCCATAGATGTAAGATTCATTTTACCTGCAATACTTAATGCATTTTTTGCTAACGATAGTGTAGCTGGGTTTATACCCACACTTGCTAACGCCGCTGTAGTTCCAGCTTGTATCAGTTGATTTTGTAACTGGGGACCTAGACTAGGAATTCCATTTGGTATGCTTCCTGTTACTGATTGAAGTGCTTGATTTACACCTGCTGTACCAACTGATGCATTGCTTGCTCCTGGTAACCCACTAACTACATTTGTAACTGCTCCTGCACCACCTGGTATATTTGGTATTCCTGGAATTCCTGCGCCTGCAGCCTCTTTGAGTGCAGCGGTTAAATCAGCGTCTGCACCTTCACTACCCGCAGTTGCTAAGTTTTGTGGTTTATTAGCTGTTAGTGCTTTAAAGCCTCCTGTAATTTTAGCAAAGGCTCCGGCTGCGATACCTTTAAGACTATCACCTATCTTTATCCCACCCAATGCCCCCAATGCTTTGTCTGCTAAGTTGGCAGCAAAATTTCCACTAGCCATAGCATTTTTTACACTGCCTCCTATATCATTTGCTTGTGTACCTAATTTACCAATAGCACCAGTTAAGTTATTTTTTAAATTAGATATATCACCGGTCGCAACTTTACTCAAATCTGATGTTGGTGACATTGCATTTTGAGCAAACTGTAATGTAGCTCCTAATCCCACAGTGGTTGCACTCAACATTATTCCTGCTGTTTGAGTTGGGCTATTTGTTTTACTAATCATTCCTAAAGATTCTAATGCTGATTTACTTTGATTTAGTAGTCGTGATGCTACACTAGTTTGTGCTTGAGTATTGTTAATGAATCCGGCAACAGAATTTACTCCATCTTTACCCGTCCAAACATTTGGGGGCATTGCTTGAGCAAGTGTTTTACCTGATTGTAATGCCGCATTAATTGCAACATCTGCACCAGGCTTAAGATTTCCTGCTGCCACTAATTGTGATGGGTTCACACCTAAACTACCCAAAGCGGCTGTAGTTACTCCAGCAGTTGCAACAACTCCTGCTGTTCTTGCTATAGCTGCGGCTGCAGGACCGTTTGCCGCAGTAAGAGCCATTTGTGATAGCATTGCACTTCCAGTAGCGGCACTCATCCCACCAAGAGCGGCACCTACGCCCGGAACTGATGCGGCTAATGCGGCTGAAGTAAGACCTTCGGGTGATACTGATTCTAAAGAAGAATTAACTTGTTGTAATGCGGCTGATGGGTCGCTTGGTAGATTACTATCAGCACCTATATCAGTTTTAACATCAACCCCTTGATTAGCATTAGCCCATGGTGAGTGAGCAGGGGCACGGCTAACAATACTTGCTAGTTTACCCGGAGCAGGAGCGTAACCTTTTGAATTGGAATATAAAGTATCAGTATGTGCAACGACTGGTAACTGTTTTACTTTTTCGGGAGATAGTGAACTTTCTCCTGTATTCAAATGTACATTGGGACCGCCTTTAAGATAGTTGGTACCTCCACTTTTAATCATACTATCACCGGCACTTTGAAAACTCATCTTTTCATCTACTTTGACAGTATGACTTCCCATAGTATATTGTTTAAAAGTTGATCCAACAAATTGATTGGTTGCTTCTAAACTTTCTACATTTACATTAGTAGCAGAAATGTTTAAATCTTTTGCGGCATTGATATTGATATTATTATCAGCATGTAAATTCAAATCACCCTGTGTTCTAATATTAACTGAGTTCGTAGAGTACATATCAATTGTGCCCTCTTTACCCAATTCAATATAACTTTGACCATTAGCGTGAATGATAAACAATGTTTGAGCATAATCATTCATCATTATCATATGACCAGTACTTGTTCTCAATCTTAGTAATTGGTCACGCCCTTGAAGATCACCGTCATCCATTACTAATGTATGACCACCGCGTCTTCCGACTACTTTAAAATTATTATCTGGTATATCCTGTTGTTTAACGGCATTGCCAATAGTTTCATCTGTATACCCACCTTGATATATAGGTCTGCCGGGAGTACTCATACCAAATACTCTACTAGGGCTTTCACGCTGACCACTACTAGATATTGCGCCTCTATCTGGATCTCTAATTAACCCTTGTTTGTTCAATATAGCCGCTTGCCAGCTATGCACAGGTCTAGGTTGATCAGTAAGTACGGGACTATTATTCTGTTTTGTGTTAGCATTATTATATTCGCTGACAGGCAATCTTGTAGCGCCACCGTAACCATCTGCTTCCCCTGTATTAGGTATAACATTACTGCTTGCACCAACAGCAGGTGTCATATGTATCAAACCTTCTATAGGTATTCCACCTATGTAGTATCCAAAGTTTGGATCACCGTTAACAAATATACATACAACTTGTGTTCCTATGTCAGGTGGTGTAGCCCAAAATCCATAACTATTTGGATTATTAATATATTTACCATCACTATCAGGACTACCTGTATTAGGTGTGTAACCAAAGAAGGGACTCATGTAGCTTACCGTAGTCCAATATGCCGGATTATCATCTTCTGCACTATTCAATCGATTTATGTAAACTTGTATTTTTCCTGAATGCATTGGATCGACATTGTTTCTCACAATACCAATAACAGGATGAGGAATTAAAGATGCACCACCTCTATCATCTTGGTATGCCTTAAATGTTCCTCTTAATTTTACTATATCTTCACTCATTCATTTACCTTTGTATTAGTTGCCACGCGGGGTTACTGATCGGGTTGCATTTGAAGTATCATAATTTCTTGCAGCACCTCTACCTAAAATTCTAGTCTTATTAGTTTCTCTAGTATTATCTTGCATTGGAGTATTTACAAATGCCGCTTCGCTGCCTGTTATCATTGAATTATTTTGATCATCATTTGGACTAGCAGTATTAGTTGTAGCTGGTTTATTTATTACAGAATTACTGCTCTGACCGGATCTTCTAGCAAAATCAGCCATTATAGCTAAACGCCGTTGTTCAACAGAATTTCTATTATTAGTTACTGTAGTTTTTTTGTTCGGTTCTCGCTGATCATCTTGCGTTTTGACAGCAGGGGTAGATGTAGCACTCGGGAAGTTAGGCAATATAGTTTTTAAATCTTGCGTGAATGTACCTTTTGAAAATCTACTAATAACTTCTAATATCATGTAAATCATTCTACCGTTAGACTGAGATTTTATTGGTTCTGGATAGTCCCAAAATAGTATATTACTACTTGGATTTAATAAACCAGACTCTGAATAATTTTGATCTCCTGAATCACTATAGGTAGTATTATAATCTTCTACTTGTTTGAAATCTAACTCAATGAATACTTGCCCACTATTAGGATTTATTGCAAAATCATCACCATAAAATTGTTTTGTTATTGATGCTACAGGACCGGAACTTGATGGCATCAGATAGTCCGGATCCCCTAATATCTGTATTTGTGCCTTTAATTGATCTGCAGGGCTATATAAGAACGCTTTAATATTATTCTCAAGTTCAAAAGCGCCCGGCAATTTACCAGTTGCGTCAGCCGACTGGCCCGGTACTGATTTGTTTGGTGCACCATCCTTGATGTTAGCATTTGCCGCCGCACTCATTAAGGCGGCAGTATTGAAATACAATAGATTATATTGCTGTTCATATTTTAAAATTTCAGAATTTTTTCCTGTATAAAAATAGTCATATATTTTTGATGCGCCGGTATACGGCGAATTTGTTCCAGTTACCAAAGAACGCACATACGGTACCTGATATTTTTGTATTACATAATTGATTTTATATGCGTAATCATTACGGATAGAGTCTTCTCCAACTATTGATACTTGCGGTGTTATGTTCCACCATGATAATGGTCTAGCTGATTTTCCTTCAAAATCTGTTTGATTATCTAATACATTCTGAACATTTTCTTTTTCTAATATTTTCATTGCGTCACGAATATATGTACTTTGACTTATAATTTGATCAATAGCAGTTAATATTGGAGTACCACTGTTTATCTGAATTAATCTTTTATTTTTTTCTACAGTACTTGCTTGTTGACTTTTTCTTACATTGCTTCCACCAGCATTATTTACTTTTGCTATTGGCGCTCTACTTTTTACGTAGCTGTCTTTTTCAACTATTGTTGCATTACCAATTGCAGAGTCATTGAAATATACTGAGTAAATATCTGCTACCTGTTGTTTCTTTTCAGTAGATTTAGCATTAGTTATTTCATTTTGTTGCTTAGTTATTTTTTTAAATAAATCTTCTATTGCTGATTTAACTGTGTCTGCTTGAATTTCAATTGGTGATTGTGTTATGCCACGCTTTAGACCAAAACCAATTTGTTCGTTTATAGCTTTTGCCTCTACATCATAGACAGTAACTTTGTTATCTAATCTGAAGTTAAATTTAGTTATGACTATAGGAAATGCACGTTCAAAGGCTGCTACTTCATCTGTTTTAGTATAAGTTGATGAGGTATTATTAATGGATCTGGTTACTACTTTCCCGTTTGAATCGTAACCATAAAATCTAATAACTAATAAAAAAGGAGTGTTGAGTGCTTCAATTTGTTGAGATATATCTTTTTTTATATTAGATTTTTGTTGTAGTTCTATTTCTGCTTTGACTAATCGTGTTGGGAATGTCATTCCGTAGGGTTCGTAAATTTTGAATTTAAATCCAGTATTATTAGTAGCAGTAGTAGTTTCTTTGGCATTAATTTTTCCTACTATCTCTAAGTCATCAATAGTGAAATCATAATTAAACCAACTGTTTCTGGGACTATCTAAACCGGCAGTAATACCACCACTTTGTACAATCAATTCTAAATCTTTGATTTGCCAATTCCCAGTTATATTGTAATTGTTAAAGGCTTCAGGAGTCATTGCATATAAACTTAATTTGTATGTAACGCTACTAAACTCGCTTAACGGATTCCATGTTCTTCTATCAAGTTTGTTAGGATTGGTGCTATTAGTAGTTCCTGTATCAGTTAACGTTTCACTAGTTGTACTAGATGTTTCATTTCTGCTAGGTGGGGCAATGCGTGAATTTTTTGCATTCCCTCTATCTTGAGCATCATATCGTTTGTTAGCGGCAAACAGCACTGCTAAACGCCGCTGTTCTTCAGTTTGTGGTACTGGTTCTGTCAACAATGCTGGTCTGTTAAGCCGAGGATCATTAGACATAGTTCCCCTGCCGCCGGCCCGAGTCAATGCTAGTAATCTTAGGTTTGGAATTTCACCACCACCGGTATTTATAAATGTTGCCATATTATAATCCTAAGGCTGTTTTAAGATTGTCAAACTGTGGCAAAAAGATACTCACTCCTGGGACAAAATCAAAAAGAGGATCTTTTAATGTGTTGGGATTTCTTTGTGCAAATACCCACCACAATCTACCATCACGGTACATATCAAATGCAAGTAAGTCAGGGCGCATATTATATGCCAATGTTATTTCCCAAAGAGGATCTAATGAATTCATTGGGACAGGTCTATTAATCATAGTATCTAAAAATTGATTATTATACACCTTACTAAGATAATATGGGCTAGATTGTGGGTATGACATTACCAGATACCTCTCTTTAATAATTCACCTGATGCGTATTTTTCTAAACTGAAATTATTTGAAATATCTGCGCGGGTTACTATTGGTAAAGCGTTTAAACTTAATTGAATTTTAGTTGGAACATAAGTAGCCGCACTATTAGATAATGAATTCCACGTTGGGTCTTTTGATATACCACCGATTGGAACTCTACTAGCCAGTGCTCTTATTTTTGCTACTAGTCCGGCTGCGCTACCTGTATCTTTGGCTGCATACGCACTTACATTTTGACCAGCCCATTGTGTTGTACTGCCTGCACGAATGTAATCTACGCCGTCTGGTAAATTATATTGAAACGATGTCAGTACGATTGGATGATCGCTAAATTGATATTGACCGTAGCCCAATAAGTAACATAACGGTGGGGGTGTTCCTGCTCTCGGGTCTGCGTCTTTCCCATAGAACATCTTAGTAACAGATTTGAAAAAATGTATTACGGCTAACATATATAATGCTTCGGTAGTATCTTGTGCTGTGAAGTCGGCAGTAATTTGTATTTCTTCTACTGAACTATTTTTATAGAAATATTGTTTATAGTTGGTATGAGTCAAATCGCTAGGGTCATAGTTAGCACGATATGATATATTAATTTGGGGTGTATACGGGAAAATGACTCCGTTAGTTCCTTTTAATGGGTAAAGAAGATCTCCTTCTTTAGCAGTGTTGTACAAATAGTTAGCTTGTGGTGCAAGTTGTAGTCTGATTCGCCAATCATCTTGTTGGCGTGCATTTCGTTGAGTTTGTGCGACTGCTCTAGACCTAGCTGAGTTTGCATTGATGCTTCTAGTGCTAGGAGGCGCTGGACTTTTAGAAAGTAAACTTCTTGTTTCTCTATCTGATTCTTTTGTTTCTCGTTGAGCCTGTATTATAGCGTCTTGTTCAGCTTGGGTAGCGCCGCCATAAGATTCTGCAGCCGTAGCTTCCAGTTGTGCCCTAATAATGGCATCTTGTTCTGCTTGTGTGGCTCCCCCGGCAGTATCATAATAATTATCCCCCGGGGCTTGCCCTTCAATTTGATCAAATCCTTCAGGTGGAGGAGGTGCGCTATAGAGATCACCTAATCCGATAGTGGGTGGTGCAGTCTCTATAGTTTCATTTGGTCCTCCGTCGGGAATCTCGGGGATGTATGAATCATTGGATGTTGGGTCTGTTGCCATGGAGTAAACCTTTGCTAAATATATTTATCGCACAAAAAATACCACTTTTTTACCATAACGCTTTGTTTCTTACAACAAAAGTGTTATACTTGCCACATCACAATAACGGAGATTTATGAGTATAGCAGTCAAAAAACCAGTCAATTATCTTAATAACAAAGACATTCTAAAAGAGATTCACCTAAGCAAAAATGCATATTGCACTTTCTTAGATAACGAAGTGGATCACCGATATGATTTCATAGTAGATTTACCAACTGAGCCACTAGAAAAATCATTAGCATATGCATTAAAGCGTGATAATATCAGGCAAGCCAAAGAGACTAGGGCGGCACGTCTAAGTGCTGAGTTGGGCGAAAAGGATAGTGTTGATCCAAAAAAGATTCCTACTACCGATCTAGTATTTCGTGTAATGACTTGGGATCATGTTCCGGTTGCACCAAAACAACCCAGAAAAGTTGATAAGAAGAAAACTGCAAAAGATATATTTGAATTTGAAGATGATAAAGATGAGATTTTTGCAGACCTAGAAGATCCTACAACTGCTAAAGAAATTGATGACATGGTTCATGTCAAAGTAAATTTCCCACCATTCCAACATTTTAGATTAGATAGTACAAATACTTTTAAATGTATTGGTAAAAGTCATTGGATTGGTGACTTGGAAACCGGAGAGTTTAGCAAAGATCACGGCAACATTACCAATAAGTTAGCCCGTATGTACATTATGATGTGTGAAAAATACGCTATGAAATTCAATTGGCGCGGGTACACATATAATGACGAAATGCGTAATTCAGCCATTCTACAGCTTACATATGTTGGATTGCGATTCAATGAAGCCAAATCTGCAAATCCATTTGCATACTACACAGCCGCAATTACTAATAGTTTCTGTCGTGTATTGAATAGTGAAAAACGAAATCAAAACATCCGTGATGATATTTTAGAAATCAATGGGCTTAACCCAAGCTGGACTAGACAAGGAACGTCTAGTATGGTATACGAAGAATAATTAAACATACTTCCAATTCATATATTTTTTATGGCAGCTGGAACATCTTTTAGATATAGTAGACGGATCTAAATTCAAAGATGTTGCGGCTTCCCTCAGTGAGGGGAAAAGTTTGTTTTCAATCATAACCTGTTTTGTGGTTTTAGGTCTTTTACTCATCTTTTCTAAATATTCCAAATTTTTCCAAAGTAATTTGCGAAGTTCAGATTGTCTTTGCCTATGTTCAGAATTATCCCAAACCTTCTTTGCTCCCAAAGAAGAACGCAGTTTATTTTCTGGTTTGTTCATTTCTTCTGTCATATACTGTGCTCTAGCTTTTTTTAGCGTATCTATAGTTCTAGAATTAACTATTAAATCTCTTTTATGATTACTAGTTGTCCAAACAGAATATGCGACTATAGCATGAATCATTTTAGCTTTGGATAGCCCTGTTGTCATTTTTACTAAAAGCAAATGACATATATAATGTTCACGTGGTGTTAATTTTACCAAATTTGATGATTCATTTGAACCACCCAAAGATTTAGGTATGATATGATGTTTTTCAGTATATTTCGTTGTGTTTCGTTCTTTACCGCGATATACTATGTTATAATACCATGTAGAATATTTGTTGTCTAAATACATTGCTGATTGCTCCTTGATAGCGTTAGAGTAGTTGGGAACGCCAATTCCGCGAACTACACTTTTATTTATCTATTTGGTGAAATAAGAGTTTACATTTCTAAAAAAATATAGTATAATATCATTATGGCAAATTTATTCAAAAAAGCAGCCGTTATGACTGATCTTCATATCGGACTCAAAAGTAACAGTGTGGTCCACAACGAAGATTGTTTAAACTTTGTAACTTGGTTTGTTAATCGGGCTAAGAGTGAAAATTGTGATGTAGCTATTGTGTGTGGGGACTGGCATAATCATAGAGCAAGTATTAATATACACAGCTTACATTACTCAATGCAGTGTTTAGAGTTATTAAATAATAATTTTTCTCAAGTATTCTTTATTACAGGTAACCATGACTTGTATTACCGAGATAGGCGTGATGTCCACAGTGTGGCATGGGCCGGATATCTCCCGAACGTAACTATAGTCAACGATATAATAACTGAAGGTAATGTTACGCTTTGTCCATGGTTGGTTGGTGATGAATCCAATAGAGTTAAAAAAATAAAATCTAATTATACATTTGGTCATTTTGAATTGGGTAACTTTTACATGAACGCACAGGTTTTAATGCCTGAACACGACGGTTCACTAAAAATAGATGATTTTGATAATACCGGAACTGTATTCAGTGGTCACTTTCATAAACGGCAATCAAAGAAAAATATTTGGTATATCGGTAATGCTTTCCCACATAACTATGCTGATGCAGGTGATGACGCACGTGGTATGATGATATTGGAATGGGGTGAGGAACCTGTATTCCATAGTTGGCCACGTCAACCATTGTTTAGAGTTTATAAACTTAGCGATGTACTAGAAAATCCAGAAGGATTGCTATTGATTGATAGCCATGTTAGAGTACATCTTGATATTGATATTAGCTATGAAGAAGCAAACTTTATCCGTGAAACTATGATTCCAGAGCATAAACTAAGAGAAATGGCATTGATACCTATGAAAGTTGAGCAAACTGAGACTCAAGGCTTTGACGGTCTTAAGTTTGAAAGTGTTGACCAAATCGTAATTGACCAGATTAACAGTATTGAATCAAATACATATGATAACAAAATCCTGTTGGCGATTTATAACAACCTATGAAGATACCCAGAGAAGTTAGAGAGTTAGAATCATTGATAAAAGTTAATAAACATTTGGGTATTGCTTTGTCTGAGTTGACTAACACTCATTCTTACCTGGGTAGTTTAAGGGAACAAAAGAAACTAATCGGAGTTAAACTTAAACTAGAAGGCGTTATTGAGCGCACACTGAAGGCTGAAAAATTAGCCAAAGACAGTTTTTTTAGAAAATTAAAATGATAACACTAAAGAATATTACATTACGGAACTTCTTATCAATCGGACAAGTCACTCAAGCAGTTGACTTTGACCGCCAAGACTTAACACTTATTCTAGGTGAAAACTTAGACTTAGGCGGTGACGGTGCTCGTAATGGTACAGGTAAGACTAGTCTTATTCAAGGTCTATCATACGCATTGTTTGGCGTGCCCATTAACAGTATCAGAAAAGATAATTTAGTTAATCGCACAAATGGAAAAGGTATGCTAGTTACATTAGAGTTTAGTGTGAATGGCATTGACTATAAGATTGAGCGTGGTCGTAAACCAAACCTATTGAAATTTTATGTAAACAATGATTTGCAAAAAGGTTTGGATGACGCACAAGGCGAGAACAAAGAAACACAGGCTCAGATTGAAAAAATCATTTGCATGTCTAGTAGTATGTTTCGCCACATTGTGGCATTGAATACATATTCAGAACCGTTTCTAGCACTAAAAGCAAACGAACAACGTGAAATCATTGAACAGTTATTGGGTATTACATTACTATCTGAAAAAGCAGAATCAATCAAAATCTTATTGAAAGAAACTAAAGATAGTATTCAGGGTGAAGAATTCAAAGTTAAAGCTATTGAAGAAGCCAACAAGCGTGTCAAAGAACAAATTGAAAGTTTAAAGCGTAGACAAGGGTTATGGCAAAAGAAACATGAAAGTGACTTAGCCTATCTAGTTGCACAATATGATGAACTTGCTAAAGTTGATATTGAAAAAGAGTTATTGGCTCACAAAGAGTTAATTATATATAATCAGCAAAAGAAAGCACAGGATGAGTATAATGCACTAGTTGCTCGTTCCACTGCTTGGCAACAAAAACATGATACTGATATTTCAATAGCACATAAGGCTTACTTACTTAAAAATGAGTATGACATTGAATCTGAACTTAAGTCATGGAGTGACTTGAAAGAATGGCTCAATGATGAATCATCTCAAAAGACTATTGCTACTGCAATAGATAATCAAACCAAAAGTATTGCAAAAGAAAACAAATTAATTGAAAAATTAGTTCGGGAACTTAAAGAACTTGAAGAACATAAGTGTTATGCTTGTGGTCAAGACTTCCATGATGACAAACATTTAGAAGTTACTACAGAAAAAACTACATTACTTGAAAATGCCCGTATTGAGTTAGCTGAACTTGAAGCGCAATTAGCAATTGATAAAGCACTGGTTAAAGAGTTAGGTAGTAAACCCACACCATCATATAAAACAGAAGCAGAAGCTATTCGTCACAGTGGTGACGTAGCTAACTTAAAGAAAGTTTGGGAAGATAAGAAGCAAGAATCCAATCCATTCAGCGAACAATTAAGTGAGTTGACTCCGATAGTATTAGGGCCTCAACCTGTCACTCATTATGATACAGAAGTTGAGGCTGTAAAACATTCAAGTCAAGTTGCTAATATACTAGTGCAGATTGAAAACAAGTCAACTGAAAATGATCCATACAGTGAACAAGTAGTTGAGATGGAAAATAATGCGTTGCAAAGTATTGACTTTGACGCAATCAATAGACTAACAAAGACTATGGAACATCAGAAATTCTTATTAGATATATTAACTAGCAAAGATAGTTTTGTTCGTAAGAAGATTATTGACCAAAACTTAAGTTACTTGAATAGTCGTTTAACACATTACTTAGATAAGATTGGGTTACCGCATCAAGTTATCTTTCAAAACGATTTGCAAGTTGAAATTACAGAGTTAGGTCGTGAACTTGACTTTGATAACTTGAGCCGTGGTGAACGTAATAGATTGATTCTAGGCTTAAGTTTTGCATTCCGTGATGTATGGGAAAACTTATACGCACCAATCAATACACTATTCATTGACGAATTAATTGATAGTGGACTAGACACAATGGGTGTTGAAAACAGTATTGCTATTCTTAAGGACATGTCACGTAGACGGCATAAGAGTATTTGGCTTGTTAGTCACCGTGAAGAATTAGCAGGGCGTGTGCCCAGTGTCTTAAAAGTTGTAAAAGAAAATGGTTTTACATCATACAACACAGCGGTAGATATGGAATAATTTCAAATATCAATTTAAGCGATAAGTAGTAGTATGCCAAGTCCACAAAAAGCAAAAGGTTCAGGATATGAAAGAGAAGTTGCAAAATTTCTCTCAGATTTGTACGGTGAAAGTTTCATTCGTGCTCCTGGATCCGGCGCATATGTGGGTGGCAAGAATCAAGCCAGAACTCAATTCTTACATGAGGGACAGATTCGTTCTTTTAAGGGCGACATTGTTCCGGGAGAGAGTTTCAGCAAAATGAATGCAGAGTGCAAGTTCTATCAGGACTTCCCGTGGCACCTATTACTCACAGGTGAATGCAAACAACTTGATTCGTGGCTAGAGCAATTGCTTGACGTAGAAGATATTGACGATTTAAACATTCTTTTTATGAAGTTTAATCGTAAAGGTCAATATGTCGCAGTACAAGGGAAACTAACATGGAAAGCAGACAACTGTTTATTCTATAGTAGTCCAACATACGGTGATTGGGTCGTAATGGAACATTCTAGCTTTTTCAAAAATAATGCAGAATTAGTAAAATCATATTCAGGCACATCAGACACCAAGTCAAAACCAAATATTCTTACTTTTAATACACCACAATTAGCAGGCTGAGTTGTCAGTCCTCCTTGAGTTTGTACAGATTGTGCTGTGCTGACGGATCTGGAGTATGCGTGTTAGCAATAACATGGAACACCGAGAAGGCAATCGGAAAAGCGAACCTTCAATGAGTTTATATCTCACTTTATCTTGCGGATATAAAACATGCGTTGTCGAAGAACCAAACTGAATTTGGTAGCTTCACTACAGTCCCATAAATACTTTACAGGACAACCGGTGGCAAATAGTGACATAAAAAGTTAATTATTTGGGGAATAGATAACAATGGATGACGGGCATGGCAAGTTACCAATGGTAGTGCAATTTGCACTACCATGGCTTCAAAGCGGCAATGTATCTCTAACTCAATAATCCTTTATGAATATCTAAAACAATACCGATTGTGATACTGAGCGAAGCGAAGTATTACAGAAGGTAGATGACCGAAGGTCATCTCTAAAGAATAAGTGATAGTAAATGATGATAAATGAACAGCTACGGTTAAAAGAATGGTAACTTGCTATTCTTAGTAGTCTCTAAGTTATCATCAATAATTTTAGATATGGTTTCTCGTTCTGAGATGCTAAGGTTTAAGATATCTGTGTAAGATATTCCACCTCTCATATACCACGCCATCCTCAAAGAATCCGACTTAATAGCGTTACATTCTTTATCCATGTTTTCAATAAGACTTGATACACCTTCGGAATCAAGTGTAAGAAGTCTTAGTCGAAAAAATCAGTAACATTAACACTGAATGGTTGTTCGTATCCGTGACCACAATGAACACATGTTATTTTTAACGGTTTGTTTTCTGTGCTTCTGCGTAAGGTTACACTATGTTCTTGTACGGTATCATAAGTTTTCTTGTCACATTGAGTTAAGAACTCAAATATGAATTGATTTTCAAATACAGTAGCTGTGGGTACTCTCATGTATTCAATAGTTGATGCAACTAATTTCATAGTCATCTGATTAATTTCTAGTAATAATTCACTACCTTTTGCATCTCTACTAGTGTCATCTTCAATTTTAGATAGCATCTGCAAAGCCTTCTGTACGTGAAATTGTGCCAATGTAGCTTCATTCATTTCGCTAAATTTCAATGGTTTAAACTTAAACGTAATCTCACCAATTATTAATGGTTCGTTATAGTTTCCGGGTTTGAAATCGGCTAATACCCCTGATAGATTCAAATCGTATTTACCAGTTTCTTTGCATTCAGGGCAGTCAGTTTCTATTTCCATATTGCTACCATGGGTAGCGGCACGTATTGCAACTAATATAGGATCTATATCTACATTAGATAGTTGCCATGGATCTTTGATATTAGGAATACAGCTTTTTATTACCTCTACTACAGCAGTGCCATTGAACAATGCATCAGGGGTTCTGCTAGTAATCTCATCAATAGCAGTCATTGGATACACGGGTAATTCTCCGGTATCAGGCATATCTATAGTTCCTTCTGGATATCCTAGTCCCCCGCTGGGTAATTTTAGATAAACGGCCGGTCTACGGAAATACTGCTTTAGTGGATTGTCTGACATAAAAACTCCTATTATTCGGTATGCTAAATACTATATACCCAATTATTTAGCGACTAAAAAACTATGGCCGATATTTCTCCTGAACAACAAGACTCGTTTAACCGATTTATGGAATCAGTTACTGAGGCACAGGTACGCCTTACTGTAGCTTCAGCGACCATCACTACATCTTCAACTAGCATATCTGACAGTTTGTTTAAAGCAAGAGGAGATTTAAACAAACTATCTGACGCATTAAAAATCAGTACTGTAAATTTAGGAAATCTTGCAACTGCGCTTGGGGAGCAGGCAGAAAATACTAAAAAAGCATCTGAAAATGTTGAACAAGCATTTGAAAATGTAGCAAAGTCTGCCGGTAATGTAAATTTTGGTAATTTAAATCAAAGTACTATCGCAATGGTGGAAGCATTCAGCAAATTGACTGGAACCACTCATGACCAAAGTGTTGCAATGTTATCTGCTAATGGTACATTAAATGCGTTTGGATTACACCAAACGGAAGTGTTAGAGTTAGTAAAGATTGAAAAAGAATTAAAAGAGAAAGCAGATAAACTTAGAGCCTCATTTGATCAATTTGCAACTACACTTGGTAGTGCTGGCATAGGAATGTTCAAAGCATTAAACAAAGCTGAAACAGGTACTGGCAAATATGCTGATAGTGTAGAAAAAGCAGCCGGCGCCACGGCAGATTGGTTAGGTTCATTTGGCCCATTAGGCAAGATTGTTGGCATGTTGGTCAACGTTATGGGCACGTTAGTAGGAGAAAGCCTAAGACAGAACGATGCACTTGTTAAAACTTATCAATCACTATCTAAGATTGGTCAAATTGACAGTACA